ATGAGCATGAACACTCCCCCGCAAGCACCCCGGGCGCCGCAGGGCTCTCAGGCGAAGTCCCGGATGGTCGCCGCCATTCTGACCTTCTTCCTCGGCCAGATCGGCGTCGGCGACTTCTACCTCGGATACATCCCCCAGGCGATCACGAAGATCGGCCTGACCGTCGTCGCCTACGGCTCCGCTTGGTGGTCCTCCGCCTTGGCCGTCAAGGCGCTGGAAACCGGCTCCGGAAGCTGGGCGATCGGTGCGCTCATCGCGCTTTCGGTGATCGCGTTCATCGCGCTGGGCATCCTCATCCTCATCGCGTTCATCCAGATCCTCACGAGGAAGGGCCGTTACGCGACCGATGCGCAGGGGGTCCCGCTCGTCTAAGCGGCCATATCCCCGGGGGCGCGGGCCCGATGACCGGCGCGCCCGCCGCAAGACGAGCCCTGCGGATGTGAAGCGGCCCCGCACCCTGTTTCCTCGGGTGCGGGGCCGTTTCTCGTTTGGATAAAGGAAACCAGCCTATCGACATGGCTTCATTGGAGGGACGGGTGTGTTATGCCGGACTTGACCTGGCCTCCACCACCGATATCACCGCACTGGTGCTGGTGTTTCCACCCCGGGATGAGACCGAGGCGTACGTGGTGGTGTCGTACTTCCGGATTCCCGAAGACAACATTGAGCTACGGGTCAACCGCGACCACGTCCCGTATGACCAGTGGGCCAGGGAAGGACTACTGCACACCACCGAAGGCAACGTGGTCCACTACGCCGCAATCGAGCAGTTTATTGAGGAACTCGGTACCCGCTTCGATATCCGGGAGATCGCCTACGACCGGTGGGGTGCGGTCCAAATGTCGCAGAACCTCGAAGGCCTGGGCTTTACCGTCGTGCCTTCGGGCAAGGCTTCAAAGACATGAGCCCACCGTCCAAGGAGCTGATGAAGCTCGCCCTGGAAGGCAAGATTCAGCACGGTGGCAACAAGGTGCTGGCATGGATGGTGGATAACATCCACATCCGCACCGGTCCTGCCGGCAACATCAAACCCGACAAGCAAAAGAGCACCGAGAAGATCGATGGCGTCGTCGCACTCATCATGGCCCTGGACCGGGCCATCAGGAACGGCAATACCCAGCCTGCGCACTCGGTTTACGACGAGCGGGGACTACTCGTGCTGTGATGGATGCCCTGGGTGTTGTGGGAGTACAGATGGGATTCGTGAGTTCGATGCGATCCATGCGGCTGCTGTGGGGTCAATGCTCGAGGCGACCATGTCGATGGCTGTCAGGTAGCCGCATAGCCTTTGGATGTCACTTGCATTATCGGAGTCGCTGATCAGGGGTTCTTGGTGCGAGGCTCGATTTCGTACGAAGCGGATGAGTTCGACGTTTGCCTCAAAGCGCTTGCGGGAGTGTCCGGGATAGTGCGGCATTCCACCGTTATCCGGGTTGATCAGGGCTTTCCAGATTGTGGCTTCCAAGCGGGGGATGAGCAGGAAACGCCAGTTGTCCAGTGATAGGCCTGCGACGATCTGGTCTGGTTCTGGCTCGTGTCCCGCCTCCCTGATGCGGGTGACGACTTTGTCGACGTTCCGACGAAAAGCGCCTAATCGCGGGTATTTGTCCGATTCCCACCACATCCTGATACCGGTATCTGCCGTAAGCCTGGAATCAATGAAGTTTCGTAGGAGGACTTCAACATGTCCAATATCTTCCAAGAACGCTTTCGATATGCGCGTGTTCCATACGTATCGGGCCACAGGATCGACGCCGCCGTAGCGGCGCATGCGCGAAGCCGAGAACCACTGTTCCAGGTCCTCTTGCGTGACTTGGGCGGCATCGTGGTAGTCTTGAGAGCGATAGGCCCCGGGAAGGTCAATGCCGCGAAACATCGGTACACCCCCGGGGTCAGCGGTTTTCTTACCCTCTTCGCGACCATCCATCAAGGCGCATCCACCCGTCCTCGTCACTGGTTTTTCCCTATTCTCTCAAGGATGGGAGGGCGATCCAAATGACACTCTGGTCAAGACTTCGACGCCGAACCCCATCCAACACGCAGCTCTCATCCGGCTACTCGTTCCTGTTCGGCCCCATTTCGGCTGGGCGGGCGGTCAATGAGCGCACCGCCATGCAGATGACCGCTGTCTATTCGTGTGTGAGGATTTTGGCTGAGACGATCGCTGGCCTGCCCCTGCACGTCTACCAGACCCGCTCCGATGGTGGGAAGGGAGAAGGCGGTCACCCATCCGCTTTACCGGTTGTTGCATGATGAGCCGAACCCGGAAATGACGAGCTTCGTGTTCCGGGAAACGCTCATGCCCCACCTGCTCTTGTGGGGTAACGCCTATGCGCCGGTAATCCGTAACGGCCGCGGTGAGGTCATCGGCCTCTACCCCTTGATGCCGAACCGCATGAGCGTGGGTCGCGATAGTGCGGGCCAGCTCTATTACGAGTACCAGCGCACCACCGAGGAACCACCTGCTGCCCAGTACGAGAAGGTGGTGCTCCCACCCTCGGAGGTACTGCATATTCCGGGGTTGGGGTTTGACGGGTTGGTTGGGTATTCCCCGATTGCGATGGCGAAAAACGCGATCGGCATGGCGCAAGCCTGCGAAGACTACGGCGCTAGCTTCTTCGCTAATGGTGCAGCGCCCGGTGGCGTGTTGGAGCACCCGGGCACGATCAAAGACCCCCTCGAGGGTGCGTGAATCGTGGACCGCGACGTTTGGTGGGGCGCGAAACGGCAACAAGATCGCCGTGTTGGAAGAGGGCATGAAATACACGCCGATTTCGGTGTCTCCGGAGCAGGCACAGTTTCTGCAGACCCGTAAATTCCAGATGGGTGAGATCGCCCGGATTTTCCGTATCCCACCGCACATGATCGGTGACCTCGACAAATCCAGCTTCTCGAACATTGAGCAACAATCCCTGGAGTTCGTGAAATACACGCTGGATCCGTGGGTGATCCGGTGGGAGCAAGCCTTGACCAAGACCCTGCTCGACCCCAGAGACACCGGCGTGTTTGTGAAGTTTAACCTCGAAGGTCTCCTGCGGGGCGACTACGCCTCGCGCATGCAGGGCTACGCGGTTGCCCGCCAAAACGGGTGGATGAGCGCGAACGACATCAGAGAGCTGGAAAACCTCGACCGCATCAAACCCGAGGACGGCGGAGACCTCTACCTGGTCAACGGCAACATGCTGCCGCTCTCCCTTGCCGGCGCATACGCCACCACCCAGCAGCAACCATCGACAACGTCTGAGGAGAACAGGCATGACAATCGGACTGCCAGCACAACACCTCGCCAGAGAGGCGGCACCCTATGAGCGTTAAGCGTTTCTGGAACTGGGAGCAGCCCCCACACCCGCCCGGTGAGCATGACGCCCACCGGGTTTTGTGTATCGGCGGGGTCATCGCTGCGGATTCCTGGTTCGATGATGACGTCACCCCAGGTATTTTCCGCACCGAACTAGAAGCCGGATCAGGCCCCATCCAAGTCTGGATCAACTCCCCGGGTGCCTGATGGAACGCCGCAAGCGCGCCGAGTCCGCCCTGATCACGGTGGTGGCTGACTGCTACCTCGCCGGCGTCAGTACTCGCCGCATGGACAAGCTGGTCAAGACCCTGGGCATCGACAGACTCTCGAAGTCCCAGGTCTTCCGGATGGCCACCGACCTCGACGAACACGTCGAGCAGTTCCGCCACCGGCCCCTGGGTGATGCCGGGCCGTTCACCTTCATCTCCGCAGACGCGTTGACCATGAAGGTCCGCGAGGGCGGCCGGGTGGTCAACTCGGTCGTGATGCTCGCGACCGGTGTCAACGCCGACGGTCACCGCGAAGTCCTAGGGATGCGTGTCGCCACCGCCGAGACCGGACCGGCCTGGAACGAGTTCTTCGCCGACCTGGTCGCCCGCGGCCTGACAGGGGTCCGCCTGGTCACCTCCAACGCCCACACTGGACTCATGGAAGCGGTCGCGGCGAACCTGCCTGGAGCGTCCTGGCAGCGTTGTCGCACCCACTACAGCGCGAACCTGATGGCCATCACCCCGAAGAGCCTTTGGCCAGCGGTCAAGGCAATGCTGCACTCGGTCCACGACCAGCCCGACGCCGGCGCCGTCCAGGCCCAGTTCGACCGGCTGCTGGACGACACCGCCGACAAGCTTCCCGAGGTCACACAGCACCTCGATGTCGCGCGGGCCGACATCCTCGCCCTTCACGCAGTTCCCCGTCGGGGTCTGGCAGCAGATCTGGTCGAACAACCCCACCGAACGGTTGAACCGGCAGATCCGGCGCCGCACCGACAGCGTCGGGATCTTGCCCAACAGGGCCGCCATTGTCCGGCTCGTCGGCGCTGTCCTGGCCGAACAGACCGATGAATGGGCCGAAGGACGCCGCTACCTCGGCCCCGAAATCCTCGCCAAGAGCCGCCTCAGCCTCATCACCAACCAACCCGAACAGGAGACCACCATGCCCGCCCTCGCCCGCTGACCCCGACCCCGCGATCACGAGCAGTTACACCACCTGCCGGAACTTGACCGGCGAGCAACCGCGGCAGCACACATGCGGCGGGCCAGAGCAACGTTGGCTTCCACGTCTCCGGAATATGGTGAGCAGATGTAGGCCAAGGGGCGGTATCCGAACTGGGCGCGCTGCTCCCGTTTGAGTACTTCGAACACGGTCGGGTCTGGGCAGCCTGAGGCATTCAGGCGCGGAATCTTGGCCTCAGTGGGGATCATTCGGCCATCTCACGCTCGACGACGGGCAGTAGACCACACTGATGCTTCAAGGTCTCGTAAATGAAGAGCCGACCCTTCTGAGTCCAGCACAGGTGGGTGCTGGTTTTGCCGGTTTCCTCGTCGTAAACGAAGGTCTTGGACTGGGCCAAGCCGGATTCAGCATGTTCTGCGTAGAGGTACCAGCGGCCCGACCGCTTGAAACTGCACGCCGAGCTCATGGAGCAGCTGGTTGAGCTTGCGGGCTGATAATCTATAGTCCTTGGCGATCTCGGTGGTGGTCAGCAGGCTTTCTGACTGCAGCACCATGTCGTAGTAGTTGACTTTAGGGCGGGCTTCGAGCAGCAGCTGAGCCTGTTGGTAGTTGTCTGCGAGGAGTTTCTCGCTGCGTTCTTTTTCGTCGATGTAGACCTGCAGCATGGCCATGATGACGCGCGGGTTGGTGCGGGTGTCCTCGATCAGGTGGTCAGTGGCATACATGCCGTGTTTGCGGATCGATGGGAGCACTTCGGCTACCACCCACTTCTCGAACTGCTGAGCTGCTGGCAGGTGGGAGGAGAAGATCAACCGATACAGGTCAGCTTCGGTGATGAAGCTGAATTCTTGTGTACCGCCGGGGGTTTCAAGGGGGTACCGTTTCGTTACCCCCTTGCAGTGATCCTTGATCGCCTTATTCGTGTTGGCATATCCCAGCGCCGTGGCGGCATCCTTGGCGCAGATATAGATGGTCTCGCCGTCGACGATGGTGCGTAGGTACCCGAAGTTGGGGTGGGTGAACAACAGTTCCAAATCGGTGCTCATGTCGAGCTGCCTTCCTGAGAGGCTCCCAATGGCGATACACCGTGCACCGCTCTCTTTTCCTCTCAGGCCCTAGGCGGCGAGCCACCCGGTTTGATAACCCCCAGCCGAAAGAACGGCTATCGAGGCTTTCGGGTTATAGGACGAAAGGGGGTCCGGACAGTTTCTTGGAGATTTTTAGGAGACTGTGATGAAGGTTGTTTACACTGATGAGCAGCGTCGGGAGGCGATGGCGTCGCCCCATCGGGGGATGGCACCGTTGGCGGCGTGCTCGCGTGAGGCCTGGTGCCAGGCGTCTTCGATCTGGGCGTCGGTTGGCATGGTTTTGAGGATCTGAGCCGCTGGCAAGGGGATGCTCGGTGTGCATGTAGCACCACCAGAAAACCGCCTTGATCCGCCGACTCAACCGCATGCCCCGGTGATCGCGCAGCACCTGACGCAAGGGCGCGTTCGTGGCCCCTTCGATCCGGTTGTTCATCGCCGGCATCGCCCGCCCCCAGGTTGGATCCACGAACGTGAAGAGCACACCCCGACTAGCAAGTCGGTTCAAGCCGTTACGGGCCTTGACGAGGCGGGCGTGCGTGTACTCCCACCCACCGCCAGGCGTGGGGGTCTTCTCGGCGAGGAACGCCTCCCAGCGCACGCACCACGCCTGATACTCGCTCACCCATGCCTCAGCTTGCCCCAGATCGCAGATACGAATGAGCCGCTTGCCCAGGGCGTACAGCTCCTTGGACGCGGCAAGCTTCGGGCGGGTCGTCGTCGCCCGCGTGATCTGCCGAACACATGGAAGGTGCACCGCTGCACCCGCGTCTGCGGCCAGACGTTCTTGCGCGCCTTCTCGAACCCGCTGCCCCCATCGGTGACCACCAGCCCCGGCGGCGCGATCCTCTCCATGAGAGCCGCCCACGCCCGAGAGTTCTCACTGCGCGCCACATGACCTGCCCAGCACGTGCTCCTCACTGCAGGCGATCAACACGACCGCTTTACGGCCCAAGTAAATCCCGTCGACGAACACGACCTCATGGACCTCATCGATGAGCGGCGCCAAGGGCCACACTTCCCACAACTCCCTGGATCGGCGGCGAAACGACCTGCCACCACCAGGCAT